CTGTTGCAGTTGCCCCACCAGTAGCCTTACCAGTATTCTCCATACCAGTATTCATTTTAGCAATCTCTGCGTTTAATTCTTTAAAGCTCTTGTTGACTCCATCAATACTTACTTTAGCCTGTTTGCCTTCTACAACAATTTTTATTACTTTGGTAGTTTGTGTGTTAGTTGCCATTATCTATTTCGTTTTATTGCGTTTTTAAATTCTTTCCAATTAGTAGGGGCTAAATATTTACCTTTGGCTATCTTTATGTCCTCGTCATCTATATGCCAATCTGCTGCTCCTAATAAATCTATTATATCCCTTATCATTATACTTCGTTTATTAATTCTAAATCTGCTTTCCCTGTATTAATATTCATCTTTATTGTGTTAATCTTATAACTTTTACCTGATAAAACAAATCTGTCGTTTAACTTTAATTTTATTACTATATCTATAGGTAAAATAGCCTGAAACTTGCTTAATCTTGACTTTTCATTATATATAGGAACTATGTAATTAAAGTAGTAATTCTTGAATAAGCTTTCAGGATTTGCTTGTGCAAAATACTCATCACCCTCTTCACCAAAGTGTATTGTTTGTAAATTAGTTCCTAGTGTTGTTGTTAAAGTATTTGCTGGTCTTATGTATTGATTTAAACTAACAGTAGGAGTTTGACCTAAAACAATAGGATATGATGTTGTATCGTGTTTATGGCAATAAAAAACTAGAGGTTTGCCTAATACTGGAAATTCATCTTTATTTACCATCCAACCCCATTGAATTGTTGTTCTAGTTGTGTCGTCATGTTGGTCGGTCATTCTTTCAAACATAATATGTTCAAAACCCAATTTTACATCATATTTACCTCCGTCAAATGCTAATGGGTTGTTTATGTCTGCACTTCTATTTGTTAGCTTTTCATTGCCAAACTCATCATTTGTTATTTCATTGCTGTTCATTATTGCAAAAGTAGAGGGTTGTTGATAAACAAAATCTATTTCAGAATATATGTTTGCCTTACTTATACTATGTTTATCTGTATATAAATACTCATCTATTGTGTAACTCGTTCCTTCAGAATAAAAATCATCTAAGGTCATTACTTTTATTTTACCAAAATCAGCATTTGCAGTTCCGTTTGCTAATATCCTTCTATCATCATAAAACGCTGTTAGATTAAACATCTTGAATATAGATGTTAAGAAGTCTATAACTTTCATCTTAGGCATATTGTCTACCACATCTAAACCTGTAGACAGGAAGTTATCATTCCCACTATTAAAAGTATAGTTTGCATCATACCCTACTTCACTAGCACTACCAGAACCTAAATCAACCTCTCTAGTTGTTTTAGTTATTACTAAAGAGTTCACTTCAAAAGAAGTAATACCTCCTTTTGTTTTTACTTTAAATACAGGTGTAAATGTTTGTGTGCCAAAATCAACACTATCTTTTCTTATAACAAATGTTCTACTTATTTGCACACCATCACCTGATAAATCAGTAGCATTGGAGGTCGGAGATATAATGTCTCCTGTTTGTGTGTCTGTCATTTCTAAAGAATACAAACCTGCTCCTGATGGTGTTAAAGTAATTGTGTATTCATAATAAACCTCTACTGTTTCTGTTATTTGGTCTGTTAAAGAGGTAACTAAATCCTGATTACTGTTGCTTCTAGGGTCTGGTTGACCTGTAGGTGTTGTATTTGTAAAAGCATACTCGTCTAAGTCTATTTGAAATACACTTTCTGTTATTTGACTTGCTAAATCCCCTTTTTCTCTATGCAACCATAAATATAGTTGATAAAACTCATCATTAGAGGTGCTGAAAAAATCATTTGTGCCATTTTTAGTAAAAGTAAGACCATATTTATCTTCTATACCTAAAATTATGTGATATAGTCGTATAGCTGGCTTTAAATCTATTAAATCTAACCCATGAGGGTTATCACCTGTTGTATGATGTCTTACGTTTCTCGAAACAACATCTTCATTCAACTCAGGTCCATTATCATGGTCTGAATCATAGTAATAATGAGATTTACCACTAATAAAAGGATAGCATAAATCACCTGCAGTAGTTCCTGTGTTACTTACCAAACTACCACTTGATAAATTATATCCATTAGTGAATCCTGTTTGTGCATTTGCTGCACTATAAGCCTGATTGAACTGCGCTAGATAAGCATTTGGATAATTAGCTAAGTCGTCTAGCTCGTCATCACCAAACAATCTCTTTAGGTTTACTGTTTTACCATAGAAAACTACTTTGTAAGCATGAGGTAACTGATTTTTCATACTTACACTATTCAAGCTCATAAAACCTTCTCTATAGTCTTGACCGTTTATCTTAATTAGAGCTTCTCTCTTTATTCTAGCATCATATCCACCATCTATATCAAAGTTGTAGTAATGCTTAAATACTTTATTGTTTGGTTTGCTGGCTGGAATGTTAAACTGCTGAGTATAATCAGTAAATACCTTTGCAATGTCTTTTATGTCCTGCAAGGAGTTGGTTATGTTGATAGATTGTTCTTCAAACAAGTCTAGTCTCTGATAAGTTATAGCTTCTCCATAACCTGCTGTATTTATATATAGCTCTACTTCTCTACGCATTATCTTACAGTATTGATTTTATCGTATGCAAACTCTATTTGTATTGTATAGTTGATTAATTTGTCATTTAATCTTGTTCTAAATGAGAAATCATTAGATGTAGCTTTAACAGGTAGTGTTTTATTGTCATATTCTATCCAGATTCTTTCGCTTAACATCATTTGCTTAAATACTTCGTTATATTCTTCAGGATAGAAACCTGTATTTAATGTTAAAGACTCTTTTGCGTTTACATTAAAGGTCTTATACTGATGCTCGTAAGTATTATAAGAGCCATTACTTATAATATTAGACCTAAACTCTTCCTCTGTCTTAGAAATAGATAAATCACTACGTTTAAACATCCATAGGTCTTGATATGCACCAAATTTGTTTATAAATGTCAATTTGTAAGGTGTAAACTTACATTCTTCTATGTTTTGCACATCTATAACAGTTACTCCTTCTGTTCCGTCTACATAAACGGTATCTGCAGGATAAACACCTATTTGACTTAAGAATTTATCAAGACAACTAGAGCCTTCATAAGTACCTCCGTCTAAAAGTACTCTATCCTCATAACTATCTACACCTGCAGCTTCGTTGCTTATGTAAAGTATTTGGTCTTGCGCTCTATAAGGTCCTCCAACAGTAAATGAATATATTTGTTCACCATTACTAAAGAAAGCTACACTTGTTGTGTTTGTAGGGTCTATAGGTATTCTTAAAGGAGCATCATCTGGTTTTAATATTGTTGTATTGGATTGTAAATATCCTTGTGTTAACTGAGGATTCGCTCCATCTTCAAAGTAACCATATCCATCATAAGCTCTTTCTGCATATACAGGTGTTCCTACTGTAGAACCACCAGAAGTTGCCTCTGTAATTCTGTAATCTACAAATATTGTTGTTGCTTCTTGCTCTGAAGTAGAAATATCTGGATAATCTCCATTGAATTTGCTGTTTATATAATCTTTTATTAAGCTGCTTATCTCAAAGTTTACTTTTTCATCTACTGCCGTAGCACTTAGTATGTAGGTAGGAGTACCGAATGAAGTGTTTGCGTGTCCATGATAAATAATCAACTCTAATTTAGCACTTGTCAGTCCTGTAGCTGATACATTGATAAAGTATGGGCTTCTTACGTTTATTTTAGCCATTTGTTTTTATTTTATTTTTTCTAATTCTTTGTCTATCTCACTTGAAAAAGCAGTCAATATATCATTGTCAAATTCGTTTTCTATATTATTTATTGCTCTATCTATAAAATTACTTCCTTTATATCCAAATCTTTTTATAGTTCCTCTTTCATAAATAGCTTCTGCTATTGCTCTAGCAGACTTATTTATATCTTCCTTTCCACTTCTATTTTTTAGCCGTCCTCTAATACCTTTGGATTGCATCCAACCTTTAATCTTACGGACAAAATAAGAAGAAGGCTTGCCTTGTCTCGGATTTAAACCCTCGTCAACAGATTTAGCATATCTAGCCATGTATATATCGATAGTGGTTTTTACTATCTTATAATACATACTGTCATGCAGAGCGTTAGAAGCTCTTGTGTTATCTTTGTTTATATTGGCTCTAAGTCTTTTTATAGCCTCAGAACCCATCTTCTCCAATAACCTTCTAACCAAGTCTTTTTGCATCAGCAGATACTTATATCATTAATCATTGTAATATCTACTTCTGCTTCCCAACCAGCTAACTCATTCTCAAATCTCTCTTTGAATGGCTGACAACTCATTGTGTCATCTACTTGCAACTTATCAGCTCTTAGATTACCTCTTTTTAGTTTAGAGAATATTAAATTCATTACCTGTAATTGTGTGTTTAGTACATCCTGTAAGTTGTCT